TTAAAGCCTTGGCGTACTAGCGGAGAGTTTATTCTTATAGCAGGACAACACGATAAGAGTCTGCAATGGCAAGGTATGCCTAGTATGAGCAAATGGTTGATGAACACTATTGATGCTATTCGAACATATACCAACCGTCCTATACTGTTTAGGCCTCATCCTCGTTGTCCATTACCAAATATTGAAAACGAATTTAAAAATGTTTATAGACAACAACCAGTACAACTGCCAAACAGTTACGATGACTTTGACATGAGCTTTGACAACGTACACGCTACTGTAAGCTACTCTAGCAATCCGGGCATTCATAGTGTACTCAACGGTGTTCCGGCGTTTGTAGGCACCAGCTCGTTAGCGTATGACGTAGGTAACGACATAGACTTTATGCACGATATAGAAAATCCTTGCATGCCAGACAGAACACAGTGGCTTAACGACTACGCACACACTGAATATACAGTGGAAGAAATTGCATTAGGAATTCCACTTAAACACTTGACTTTAAAGATATAATGTAGTATAATAATACTATGATAACAAAACGTAGTATAGAAGATTGTATTGAATTATTAGTTGGCCTTCAGTCAGACCCAAATATAATTGCCGAATGTAAACCTGAAGACTATAAAATTTTAACTAGCATTGGCCGCCAAGTATTTAAAGGTATAGGATTGACAGATCGTCAATATGCATTAGTTAAGACAAAATTAATTGAGTATAGTGACATGTTTAATTATAATTTAGAAGAATCTTTTAATACCTTACGTATTCCGTTAAGAGAACTTAATAGAGAAAAAACAATTAATTTAGTAACTAACGATGATCAAGAATTGTTAATTGCTATTCAATTTATATTCAATAAACGATTACTAGCTAGTATTGAAAAAACAAAAAACGAATCCACTGATCATAATTATGATAGTGTTAATAAGATCCATTATTTTCCACTAACTGAAAAAAATGTATTTTCTATTATAAACAATTTTAAAAATAATAAATTTATTATTCAGGACGAGTTATTAACGTATTTTAAAAAAGTAGAAAAAATGAATAATGAAAAAGACAAGTATATACCAGGAATTTATTCCTTTAAATTAAAAAACTTAACAAATAAAGCTATTGACTTTATGGTATCATCAATAGGTGAACCTACAGTAGAAAATTTAGCTATTTACAATGATCGAAAAACACAACTAGGATTACATCATTTTGATCAAGAAGCGTTAGAAAAAAGCCTAAATGAATTAACTCCGTTGAGTAAAAAGATTGTAACTCGTTCTTTTAAAGAAGTATTAATATCATCAACAGTGTGGACAGTAGAACAAGTATTAGAAAGTATACTAGAATTAACTAGATATCCAATACTAGTATTATTACCATCAGACGATCCGTTACCAAAACTAATCGAAATAAACAATGGATTAACAAATATATTCTTTTCAGAAGATATGAGTGTTCTTTTTAGAGCTGAAAATGAAGACAACGGACATAAGTTTAACAAGTATATTAAAGATAATAAATTAAATAATTCGGTTGACAAAAATACAAAAGTAGTGTATATTAGTTGTAATAAGTTTCCTAAACCGTTAATTAATGCTGACTGGACACCGAGTGTAACACTATCAATAGGAAGCTATAGGATGAATACTAATGTTCGTGAATACATTAATCCTACAGATTTAATCATTCATTACGATACAGATGTAACTCCGTTTAATCGAGTTAAGGTAGAAAAACTATAATATGGCAACATGTAGATTAATAATTGAAGACGAAGTAAACATTAAGCTAGAAGGACTAGACGTAGATGTACGAAGGAAGCTAGCGAATGCTCTTAAGTTTGAAGTGCCCTACGCAAAGTATATGCCACAATACAAACTTGGTCGCTGGGATGGAAAAGTTGCTTTTTTTGGTGTTGGTGGTACTGGCTACGTCAATCATCTTAACGTTGTTAGTGAAGTGTTGGCAAAAAATAATGTCCAAATAATTGATATCCAAGATAATCGTCATCCTATTGATTTAAAGTTTACTCCTGTGTCAGAACGATATTGGGCAGACCAAGGTGTATGTTGGCCTAAAGGACATCCTGTAGCAGGTACTGAAATTATCCTGCGTGACTACCAAGTAGAGGCTATTAACAATTTTCTAGCTAACCCGCAGAGCTTGCAACAGATTGCAACTGGGGCAGGCAAAACAATTACAACTGCAACGTTATCACATATGGTTGAGCCTTATGGACGTAGTATTGTTATTGTGCCTAATAAGTCACTTGTTGAACAAACTGAAGAAGACTATATTAATTGTGGTCTTGATGTAGGAGTCTACTTTGGCGATAGAAAAATGCTGAACAAGACACATACTATTTGTACTTGGCAAAGTTTAAATATACTTGACAAAAAACACAAAGACGGCACCGCAGTATTATCCTTAGCAGAATTTTTAGATGGAGTAAGTGCTGTTATTGTTGACGAAGTACACCAAGCTAAAGCAGAAGTACTTAAAAACTTGCTTACTCGTAACTTACGCAACGCTCCAATTCGTTGGGGACTGACTGGTACTGTACCTAAAGAAAAATTTGAGTTTGAAAGTATTCATGCAAGTTTAGGACCTGTAATTGGTAGCATTAGTGCTAAGTCGTTACAAGATAAAGGTGTACTATCACAATGTCATGTTAACGTATGTCAATTAATTGATACAGTAGTACACAGTGATTACCAAAGTGAACTAAAGTATCTAACAACAAATGAAGCAAGACTAACATATATTGCTAAGATGATGAACAAAGTTTCACAGACTGGAAACACATTGATACTAGTAGATAGAATTAGTGCAGGCCAAGTATTAGCAGAACTAATACCAAACAGCACTTTTGTAAGCGGAAGCGTTAAAATAAAAGACAGAAAAGAGACATACGATACAATTAAAGAAGGTACTAATGAAGTTATTATCGCAACCTATGGTGTTGCGGCAGTAGGACTCAATATACCTCGTATCTTTAATATGGTTCTTATTGAGCCGGGCAAGAGCTTTGTTCGAGTTATCCAGTCTATAGGCAGAGGCGTTAGAAAGGCAAAAGATAAAGACTTCGTTCAAATATGGGATCTTACATCGACATGTAAGTATGCGAAGCGGCACCTAACTCAACGTAAAAAGTTTTACAATGAGGCACAGTATCCATTTAAGATCGAAAAAATAGATTGGAATTAAAGGAAATAATATGAGAATTTTAACACTTGAAGACAAATGTTTTTCATTAACAAACTTACCAGAGGAACTAGATGAAGATATTCGGTTTGCTGTATTAGATAATAGTGACCCAAAAGAACCGGATTTCTTTTTTATTCCTCTAATCTTTTTAGAAAGTTTTAACGCTCCGGCAATGGTTTTAGAAATTAATGGCAATGAAATAATGATGCCATTAGATTGGTCCATTGCTGTTGGAGATTCACAGAGCGGAAATGATCTAGAAGTATTACCATTAACTAGTATTAACAACCGAGGCTTTGAAGCATTTTTATTTAATCCATTATCAAGTTTTAAATGTGACTTTGCTGAAATTAAAATTACTAATTTTTACAATGATGTAAAATGGTATTTTCCTAAAGTTAAAAACGGACAGCTATTAAGTGTTCCAATTACCGAAGGAAGTAAACCCAAATGTGCATATTTTATTAAAGAAATATCACGACAGTCAGAGACAATTGATTACGGTCAGATATTATAAAGGAGAGACTAATGGGAATTAAAGCAGGAAAGGTATGGGGTGCTACAGAGCTAATCCATGCAAATGGCGTATTAGAATTTCATCGTATTGAATTTAATAAAGGATTTAAATGCAGTGAGCACGAACATGAATTTAAGTGGAACGGATTCTTTGTTGAATCTGGCAAAATGATTGTCAGAGTTTGGCAGGATGATCAAGATGGTCTCGTTGATGAAACTATTCTTGGTGCCGGTGATTTTACTCAAGTTAAACCAGGTAAAATTCACCAATTTGAAGGCCTCGAAGACGGAGTAGCTTTTGAACTGTACTGGGCAGAATTTAATCACAATGATATTGTGAGAAGATCTGTTGGTACAAAAATTTAAAAATACAGGAGGAACATTGATGTTTAATATTTTTAAAGAAGTAGACAGAAGTATGCTGATGAAACTAGTAGCACTTCATGTTGTTGTTATTACAGTTTCAAACGCACTTGTAGGTATTCCAGTAGAAATATTTGGAGTTAAACTTACATGGGCAGCATTTACGTTTCCATTAGTTGTTTTAGCAACCGACTTAACAGTTAGATTGCTAGGTAAGAGCATTGCAAGGTCGACTATCGCCGCAGCATATCCTCTAGCAATTATTGGTTCTATTGCTGTAGTAATGTTAGAAGGTGCGCCTACAAGCGTAGCACTACGTATTGGCTTTGCAAGTGCAACAGCTTATGGTGTAGGAACATTCCTTGACGTATATGTATTCCAGTATTTAAGAGAAAACTGGAGTAAACAGTGGTGGCTTGCTCCGGCATTGTCAACAGTTGTTGCAAACATAATTGATACGTATGCATTCTTTTACGTTGCATTTGCAAACAGTGCAGACGAATATATGGCTGCTAACTGGATGGAAATTGCACAGTCACAAGTTGTCATAAAGATTGCAGTAGGTTTAATTATCTTCCTACCAGCTTACGGAGTCTTACTCCGTTACTTAAAAAATAGAGTAGCGGATGGCGATCAAGGGTAAATTACTACCTGGAGAAGCATTGATATATGAGCGAGCCAACGGTGTTGTGTTCGCTCATTATCGAGACCCCCCACACAACAAAATTCCAAGATGGATAGTTGGCGGCACATCTGAAGGAGTATCTAGGATGAAAGGTGATTTATTTTCATACGGAGAATGGCAACATATGATGGAATTAGCAAAGACTAATAAATCATTTAAAATACAACTTGATCGAATTTTAGTAATATATTATACTATAAAAGATACAATAAAGGAAAACAAATGAGCCTTTTAAAGAGTGCTATTCTTATCCCGGCTAGATATGGAAGTACACGTTTCCCCGGCAAGCCTTTAGAACAGTTGGGTGGAATTCCAATGATTAGACGTGTGGCAGATGCAGCACGTGAATCAGGATTGCCTGTGTACGTGTTAACTGATGACCAACGTGTTGCTAACTGTGTTAATGATGCATACACTGTTCTTATAGACGAAGCAGATTATGCTAACGGCACTGAGCGATGCGCCGGCTCACTAACGCAAGATTACTTAGACAAGTATGATACATTTATTAACGTACAAGGCGATATGCCTGATATTACTGAAGAAGCAATACATAAAGCAGAAGCATTAATAACATCTTATCCAGTAAGCACAGTGTTTACAACGATGACAGAAGAAAAACAAAACGATCCTAACTCAGTTAAGATGGTACATGCAAGCGAACACGCACTTTGGTTTGGTAGAGGCATTACAGGATATGGTAGTTGGCATTTAGGTGTATATGGATATAGTCGTATTGCATTAGAACAATATCTAAACTTGCCAGTACCAGAAGAAGAACGTATTGAGCAATTAGAGCAACTACGCTGGCTTAAAAATGGTTGGCAAATAGGAATAAGTCCTGTATACTATAAAGGCGTAGAGATAAACACACCTAAGGATATAAACGAATGGCACAAAAACTTCCAGTAAAAGACATACTTGCGGCAGTTGATATGAATGCCAAAAATGTTTGGAAAGAATTATCTGTTGAAGAAAAGAAGCAAGTTAGCTTTTGGTTATTGAATAGATATGTAAGTGCCGTTCAAGGTAGCCGAGAAGATCAAGAACTTGCTATTTTTAAAACAAATGAATACTACAATAAACATTTTAATACTATAGGTGTTGGAAAAGAAAACGGCCATCAAGAACTTATGTGGCAATTACTTTGTATAAGCGGATCTTGGGGTAAAATTAAATTTCATCCGTATATAGGTTTTAAGAAGAAAGCAGGAAATAATAATGCTATGCTTAAATTCTTAGAACAAATATATCCTAACATGAAACAACACGAGGTCGAATTACTTGCTTCAATATCTACAAAAAAAGAAATCAAAGCTCTTGCAGAAGAACATGGGATTGAAAATGTTAAGCTCTGAAAAACCTTATATATGCGAGTACTGTAAATCAGGTTATATGAAAGAAAAAACCCTTGCAGTACATATGTGTGAACAAAAGAGGAGAGTATTACAACGTACTGAAAAACGAGTACAGTTAGGCTTGTTTACTTTTAATAAGTTTTATCAGATAAGTATGGGTGCAAAGACTGAAAAGACTTACGAAGATTTTTGTAAAAGTCAGTACTATAATGCATTTGTAAAATTTGGTAGTTTTGTATCAAACGTTAAACCGCTATACCCTGAAAAATATATTCAGTATGTAGTAAAGAGTGGAGTGAAATTAGATCATTGGTGTAGAGAAGAAATGTACGAAACATACGCCTTAAACTTGATTAAAAAAGAAGGTGTTCAAACTGCTTTGGAACGTTCAATTATAACTATGATGGAATGGGCTGATGAAAATAATAGTCAATGGAATCATTACTTTAATTATGTAAGTTTAAATAGAGCAATTTGGCATATCAAAGATGGGAAGATAAGTCCATGGCTTATACTTAATTGTAAAAGTGGAAAAGAAATGTTAAGCAAGTTTAATGACGAACAACTTAGCATGGTGTATAATATTATAGATCCTGAACATTGGGCTGTAAGATTTAATCGACAAAAATCTGACATTGAAACTGTTAAAGAAGTTGTTAAAGAAAGTAACCTATGAAAATATTAATTTTTGGATTGCCAGGAAGCGGTAAGACAACACTAGCAAAACCTTTTGCAGAACTACTAGGCGGCGTTCATCTAAACGCCGACGAAGTAAGAACACAATATGATGATTGGGATTTTACCCCTGAAGGCCGTATGCGCCAGGCAATGCGTATGAAGTTCTTATCAGACGGTGTTGTTATGGCAGGTAAGATTGCCATAGCAGATTTTATATGCCCAACTGAAGCAGCACGAGTAGAGTTTAATCCAGACTTTACTGTATGGATGAATACTATACAAAAAGGCAAGTATGCTGATACAAACCAGATGTTTCAAGCACCTGTAGAAGTTAACTACCATGTTGCTGAATGGTTTGATAACACTCATATCCAGTTAATGGATGTAGTAAAAAGTTATATAGAAAGAAGAAACAATGTTTAATAATCAAAAACCAACAGCACAGATGCTAGGCAGATGGCAACCTTGGCACAACGGGCATACTGCACTATTTAAAAAAGCATTGCTAGAAACTGGTCAAGTTTGCATACAGATTCGCGATGTACAAAACGCTGACGCCGGAATGGGCAATGATGATAATCCGTTTGATTACTTAACAGTACGAAAAAATATTATTGCTAAATTGTTAAATGAAGGCTTTACTTATGAAGAAGAATATGTTATAATGTTAGTACCTAACATTGTAGACATTAGTTATGGTCGCGGAGTAGGGTATACATTTACACAACACGACTTAGGTAATAAAGTACATAACATAAGTGCTACTAAGATAAGACAACAATTAAGAGATGAAGGAAAATTATGAAATTAATATATCATCCAGACGAATTCTTAGATAAAAAAGTAAACGAGGTAGACTTATTAAATCCTGGATTTGATCCAAAAGAATTAAAAAAACAAATGGTTGACTTAATGTTAGCTAGTAAAGGTATTGGATTAAGTGCAAACCAAATAGGACTTAATGCACAAGTTTTTGTAATGGGAGAAAATATTGATAATGCTATTATATGCATTAACCCTGAGGTATTACAGCACACAGAAGAAACAGTAGTAGATACTGAAGGTTGTTTAAGTTTTCCAAATATATTTGTAAAGGTTACTCGTCCTAAAGAGATACTTGTAAAATACTACAATGAAGACTTAAAAGAAATAAGTACTAAGGTCATTGGATACTCAGCTAAATGCTTTCTACATGAATGGGATCATTTACAAGGAATTACATTTAAAGATAGAGTATCAAAACTTAAATGGAATATGGCACAGAAAAAAGCAAGTAAACTAAGGAACATGCATGCCTGATATTGATATAGACTTTGCTGATAGAACAATGGTACTTGCTCAATTAAAGCATCGTGTTGCTAAACTTGATACAAACAAGAAACATAACACCGGAGTCTATGCAACTGAAATTCCACACAATCCTATTGACAACTTAGCCACAGTTGACTACAAAACTGCTGAAAAACGCGGCTACTTTAAACTAGACTTTCTTAACGTAAGCATATACAAAGACGTTAAGGACGAAGCACACTTAACAGAATTAATGGAAAGGACACCACTATGGCAACTTCTGGAACACAAAGACTTCAGCGAAAAAGTCTTTCATCTGAACGGGCACAACGAACTATTGAAGCAATTGAAACCGTCGTCGGTATCTCAATTGGCAGCGACCCTAGCTATTATCCGCCCGGCAAAGAGACACTTAGCGAACGAAAACTGGGATACGATAATGAAGGAAGTGTGGATAAAACCAACAAATGGTGATTACTACTTTAAGAAAGCACATGCTGTAAGTTACGCTACAGCGTGTGTAGTACATATGAATTTATTATGTGAACAACTTATTTCTTAGAATTACGTCTTATAAGTTGTACTGATTTTCTCTTTATACGTTTAATTGAAAGATTGCCTAAATTAACACAAGGCCCTATGGTTACTTTAACGTCTTTAGTATTCATAGTCATAAGAGCATACTGAAACGGTTCGAACTCAGTTCTTAAGAATATATTAATAGGAATTAATCTATTTGATTCCCACCACCATATATCTCCTAACTCGAGAAATACTTCTTTTTCTATGTCAGAATTAAGATGTGTATATACGTACATTGATGTTACATGCTGGTCCTGGTTAACTATTATCCCTACGTACTCGTTACCTCCGTAAGTAGTAACACTGATAAATGGGAAACTTGTTTCGATATCTTTTAGTAGCATGTAATTTTAATTCTCTTTGTTATCCGATAAATATAAGTATGACGCAGCTAATACCTAGATATTTAGTAAATAATAGAACCACTATCGTAGCCAATGTGGCTGGATTTATTACGGAGTACAGACCAGTGTATCAAAGAAACATAACAGTATATAAAAATATAGATAACGAATTACAATTTAGAGTACTTAACTCAGATCAAAAGCCGTTAGCAGTTAGTAGTTATACTCCTAAATTTGTAGCATTTGATGAAAACAAAACGCTTGTTATAGAGCATGACGGTGTAGCTGTAGTCGGTGATGACAGTGCAGCAACTAGAGGATTGTTTACTGTAACTATTACTGAAAATGATTTATTAAGTTTAGATCAACAATATCTAAGTTATAATATATTTTTACAGGATTCTAGTAATCATAATACGCTAACTTATGCCGATACTAACTTTGGAAATAACGGTGTTATCTATATTGATTCAGGAGCATTGCCTGGACCAAGACCGTCTTATAGCTTTAATCAATTCCAACAAGACAATATATACAGTACGTTGTTCTTTAGTGAATCTAAAACAGCTGAGCCAGGAATCAACGGTAACGATGCTTTACACACAGCAGCAATATACACCAACAACTATATAGGCGATGTTGTAGTGCAAGCTACATTAGACAGCTCAGTTTCTGAATCAACTATCTGGGGAGATGTAACTTCTGTTTCTTTTGGCGGAGCAGAAACTACTCCTGTAGCAGTAAACTTCAACGGTGTATTTAATCATTTAAGATTTAAAACAACAGCAAGTCCTGTAGATAAAATAACTAAAATACTTGTTCGAAACTGATTGACAAACTAGTATAACTCTGCTATAATAGTAGTATGAGTATAGTTAGTGACATCATAATAGCACAGTTACCTGCAAAAAGAAAGATCACTCCGAGTGGATGGACTAGCTTTAATGCACCTTGCTGTCATAACAACGGAGATAGCATAGACAAGCGTGGCCGTGGCGGACTTATTAATGAAGGCGAAACAGTTAGCTTTCATTGCTTCAACTGCGGGTATAAAGCAAGCTGGCAACCTGGTAGACCAGTATCACATAAATTACGTAAATTATTACAATGGTTGAACACGCCCGACGACACAATTAACAAGTTGACGTTAGACGTAATGCGTATTAACGAAGGTGTAGAGATACAAAAACGTAAGATTGAAATACCTACATTTGAAACTGTTCCGCTTCCGCCTGACGCAATTAAACTAACTAACATTAACGAGTTTAACAAGTATAGCATGGCTATTCTTGAATACATGTCAAGCCGCAATTTAAACTTAGATGATACTGAATACTATTGGAGCCCCAGTTTAGCATACCGTGATAGACTTATTATTCCGTTTTACTTTGAAAAACGTATTGTGGGCTGGACAGCTAGAACAATTATAGGAGATAAGCAACCTAAATATCTTATGGAAGTGCAGCCTGGATTTGTATACGGTTTAGATGAACAGAATCATAATAAAGTATTTTGTATAGTATGTGAAGGACAACTAGACGCTATTCACATAGATGGATGTGCATTAGGCGGCAGTGAAATCAATGATGCCCAAGCACTACTACTTAATCGGTTAAGTAAAGATATAATAGTTGTTCCAGATAGAGATCACGCTGGAAAGAAACTTATAGAACAAGCAATTGATCTTGGATGGGGAGTTAGCTTACCAGATTGGGATTCTGATATAACTGACGTTAGTGAAGCAGTTAACAAATACGGTAGACTATATACGTTATACAGTATTGCAAACGCTGCCGAAACAAGTGCATTAAAGATTAGACTAAAGGAGAAAAAGTGGTTTACTTAAAAAAGATTTGGAGTTTTATTTGTTGGCCATATATTGCTATTCGAGACCACTTACGTTGGAAAAAGAAATTAAAAGAACTTAAACAAAAAGATCCTTATATATACAAGTAGGAGAAAGGTAAATGGAAAATTATCTAGATGCAGACTTATGGACAATTTTTCCAAACGTTAAACGTGTTGGTGTACAAGTTAGTGGTGGCGCAGATAGTGCTTTAGTTCTTTATACATTAGTCAAATGTATTAAAGATGCTGACATATATGTTATAACTGGATCATTAAATACAGAAAATAATTTTAATGAACAATATGCAAAAGATGTAGTTGCAGAAGTAGTAAGGCTTACAGATACAAAAAGTATTAAAGAACATATTTTTAAAAGACAACGTAAGAGAGGTGAGCAAGCTGGTACTGATCCAGATGTAATATACAGAAAAGGTATGTTGCATAATGTTGCTAAAAAATATAATTTAGATCTAATGCTAAATGGTGTTACAATGAATCCTCCAAAGGGAATATTAGATGAAGGTAGAGATGAACGTAGAGATAAACCTATGCTTTTGAAAATAGAAGATGAGTGGTTAGTAATACCGGTATTTAGGCCTTTCGCACAAAACGACAAAAGAACAATAATGAAGCAGTATAAAAAATTAGATATTATGTCTTTGTTTGAAAAGACTTGGAGTTGTGAAGGCACTATAGAATCTACACAAAACTTTACAGTACCCTGTGGTAAATGCTGGTGGTGTAAAGAAAGACAATGGGCAATGGAGGCAATAGTATGATACATTGGGGTATGGTTGGTAATAGTCACGACGCTAGTTTAGCAGTTTTTGAAACAAGGACTACTGGGCTTAGTAACTTTCCTAAAACAAAACTGTTACATGCAAGCCTAGCTAAAGACTACAGTCAAGTTCAACACGATCCTAACTTTAATTGGAGCCAGATTGAATCAGCTAGACAAACTTTTGGACCACCTTTAAAGATACAATGGTACGAACGTCCGGTGCTAAAGACATTACGACAATGGCGGGCAGGACAGGGTTGGTTGTATAACGAGAACAATATTAAAAAGTATCTTATGCAATGGGATATTACTGCACCAATTAAATATACCCAACACCATTTAAGTCATGCGGCCTATGCGTATTACACACAACCACATGACGACTGTGCTGTAATTGTGATAGACAGTATTGGAGAGTTTGAAACCCTAACTATATGGCATGGAAAGAACAATAAGCTAAAGAAGATACATAGTCAGGGCTACCCACATAGCTTAGGACTTTTCTATAGTGCGATGACACAGCGTATGGGATTAGTTCCACAATGTGATGAACACCTAGTTACTCAGATGTCTAAGAAAGGTAACTATAAAAGGCTTAGTAAAAAGATACTAACTGAAATCATTAGGCCACCTAATAAAGGTAACCCTACTATTAAGATGAGAGAAAATTTACATAGAGGGTGCATGTGGTGGAGACCAGAGCTACAAACAGAACAAGATATGTGTGACATTGCAGCCGCCACCCAACGTATATTTGAACTTAGCCTCAAACACTTATCTGATTGGGCTAAAGAAAAAACACAATCTCCACATCTAGCATTAGCAGGTGGTGGCGCACTTAATCAACAAGCAGTAAAAAAGATTAAGCGTAAATGGAAGAACGTGTGGGTACCTACGAACCCAGGCGATCCTGGGTCGTGTATTGGAGCAGTACTAGCACAAACAAAAACCAAGATAATACTTGACAACCAATGGTATAAGGCAGTATAATAAAGTATGGGAATAAATGATAAAATATCTGAAGAAGATAAAAAAATGATGGACGAGTGGCTTAAGAAAAACAAAGTCACTGTAGGAAAAACAAAACCTATGCCGTCTGAACTTGGTATTAGTAACATCACTTGGAACAATAAGTTAACGAAGGCAGAGAAAAAAATAAAAGATGGCAACTAGACAGAACACAGACTATGGACATGATATACAAAAAGTATATCTAGAAATGATGCTGACTGATGCTGAGAGCTTCGTTCGGTGTCAGGCTGTGTTTGACCCAATGGCATTTGATAGACGCTTACAGGAACCAGCAAAGTTCCTAACTAATTATGTAAGTGATCATAATGCACTTCCTACGTTTGATATGATTAATGCAGCAACAAATGCAAACTTAGCAGCACCCGACGCACCGTTGCAAGAAAATCATTATGATTGGTTGCTATTAGAGTTTGAAACGTTTAGTAGACACAAAGCATTAGAAGCAGCAATACTTAAAAGTGCAGACTTACTTGAAAGTGGCGACTATGGACCAGTAGAAGATTTAGTTAAGAAGGCTGTCCAAATTGGATTACAAAAAGACTTGGGTACAAACTACTTTGATGATCCTAGGGCTAGACTAGAAGCTATTAAAGATAACAACGGACAAGTAAGCACAGGCTGGGCTGCATTAGATAAGAAACTGTTTGGTGGATTTAACAGAGGTGAGCTTAATATATTTGCAGGTGGATCAGGTGCAGGTAAGAGTTTGTTCTTAGCTAACCTAGGTGTAAACTTTGCACAGAAAGGTATGAACGTACTATACCTAACATTAGAACTTAGTGAGAACTTAGTTAGTATGCGTGTTGACAGTATGCTAACAGAGATTAGCACACGTGATATCTTTAAGAACATTGATGAAGTAGAATTAAAAGTTAAGATGATAGGCAAGAAGAGTGGGGCGTTTCAGGTTAAGTATATGCCTTCAGGTAAAACGCCTAATGACATACGTAGTTACATTAAAGAATACGAAATTAAAACAGGACGTAAGATAGACGTACTACTAATTGATTATCTAGATTTGCTTATGCCTAATGGTGCTAAAGTAAGTGCAGAGAACTTGTACATCAAAGACAAGTACGTATCAGAAGAGTTACGTAATCTAGCAATGGAATTACAAACAGTATTTGTTACAGCGGCACAGTTGAACCGTGGTGCAGTAGAAGAAATTGAATTTGATCACTCGCATATATCAGGTGGACTGAGTAAGATACAAACTGCTGATAACGTGTTTGGTATCTTTACAAGTAGAGCAATGCGTGAACGCGGACGCTATCAACTACAGCTAATGAAGACACGTAGTTCAAGTGGAGTTGGAAATAAGATTGATCTAGGATTTGATGTTGACAGCTTACGCATATTTGATCTAGATGAAGACGATGAAGGCGACAACTATCAAACAAGTTCAGGTAGCTCAACTATTATGGACACATTAAAACGAAGTAGTAGTAATACTCCAGCAGAGTCTAGAGAAGATCCAACAGAAGGTTCTAGTATTGGCAAGGTAAGAGCAGAAACTGATAGTACAAAACTTAGACAATTTTTAAACAACTTGCCTGGCGATGAATAAATGAGAGATCCTAAGTTATGGCTATTTGGAGATAGCTTTAGTATACCTTGTTTATCTGATAAGTCTGAAGAACAGTTTTCTGCAGACTGGCAATGGAGTGTAGTATTGTCAGAAAAGTTAAACAGGAAGCTGCTAGTAATGGCAGAGTATGGTGTATCAAACGATTGGATACTATTAAAATTTAAACAGGCCTTGGAGCAGTTTAGCCCAGGTGATAAAGTTATTGTGCAAACAACAGAAAAATCACGCTATTGGTTCTTAGAAGGAAAACCTTTCCTAAGCAACACACTATGGTCTAGAAATCTATCTAGCCTTATTTCGAAAGAAGAACAAACTGCAATAAAACTATACTGGAAACATTTTCAGCAAGAAGACAAAGACCAGTTACGGTACGAATCATATATAGCTTATCTTAATACAATGAAATGGATGTTAGGAAAAAACAATATTGATCTAATTATTCTTCCTGGATTTGAACATCCTAAAGATATTCCTATAGCAGGACCAAAGATTGTAGGCACTATGCAAACTATATCAAAATTTGAGTTTGTAGATAATGATGCAGCTCTAGCTTGGTACGCTCAACCAGATCTTCCAGACCAAAGATTAAACCATATGTGCAAAGACAATCATACTATACTTGCTGACAGGATGTACAAGCATATAACTCACAAGTGTACACTAGACCTAGCATATGGATACAATAACAATTT